TGCTACCCATTGAGGAAAAGCACCTCCTTCAAGTGCAATATCTCCTGTTAATTTTTCACCCTCCCCAAGTCTTAACAATGCTCGATCTCTTAGATCTGCATCTACTTGCTCTCTTTCTCCTTTTGCACTTGCCTGTTTTGCTTTCTCTTGATTAGCAAGATTCTGATAAAACTCATTCACCTGATATTGAGGCATGGTATAATACTCCCCTTCCACAGTAATAGTTTTCGGAGTATTATCTAATTTCATCCTCTCCATATCAGTTTGATTCTTCATACCTATCTGCACATCCTTCATAGCTTTATGCAGATTACCTCTAGTTGTCTGATAAGTCTGATCTCCATATTCAAAAGAAGCAGGTTCATATTCTCTGGTCTGCGCTTCTGTCAAACGATTCAACGATTTGTTTCTATCCATCGTAGATTGTTTTCCCAGCATATTAATCACGTTCTGATCCCGCATAATCTGCTGCTGATTAATAGCTCCAAGCTCTGCAGGAGAAAGTCCAAGTGTATTTACTGCCTGTCTGTTATCCATAGTTCCTCCTATATTCCGAAATCTGTAAGAAAATTACTCATGTCTTTCTTTTCTCCATCTCCTTCAGGAGTCCCCGAAACAGAAGGTTGTGTTGGTATATTCTCTGTGGCATTCTGTATATCATCCTGTGAAATTGTCTTATAAGCACCTGTCTCTGGATCTTTTGTAATCGTAACCTTATTCATTCCTGAACCGCTCTGTAGATTCTTTAAAAGATTATGGAAAAATGCTTCTGATGATTTTTTATCTTCTTCCAGTTTCTGACCCGCCATAGAACTCTTCGCCAAAGCAGAACCAATCCCACCAGTAACATTACTCGCAGTGGGATTTATCTTCTGTCCCATCTGATCCATAATAAGTGCCATTTGGTTTGGATTCTCTTTCGCATAAGTCATCATATTAGAAAACATACCAGGATTCTGTGCATTCATAAGATTTGCATTCGCCACTGTAGGTCCTTGTGTTGCCATAGCATTCGCTATTGTCGGACCTTGTATTCCTTGTGCTATAGGTAATTGATTGAACATTTTTATTTCTCCTTAAAATTTATAGTTTATAAAAAAGCGGCTGCTCCTCCGAGAACTCCTCCTGCAGCTGCCCCTATAGGATTTCCTCCGCTTAACATAAAACCAGTAGCCGCTCCACTAAGCGCTCCACCTATCGCCTTCTGTGCTTTTGAAATCCCCACACCTCCAGCAACATTTGAGCCTCCCTGAAGAGCAGCAACTGCCGCACGCTGATATTCAAGAACCGTAAAAGGCCAGTAAGAATTCTTCTCTGCCAGAACAGTATTATATTCCTCTGTATCTATCTTTGCCGAGATATATAGTTTTAAAATTTCTGCATAGTTTCTAACCACTCCTTCATTCCAAGTCAGATGAATCTTCCATTTCTCTAACGCAACAGGAATCATACGATATCTTAATTCACTACTATACTTCTCTATCGCCTTCACTTCACTCTCGGCAATTAAAGATTTACCTATAACAAAAGAGCTGGAAAGAACTGCATTAATATCTCTCATCCCTGTCTGAAACTTAGGAATGATCTTTGTCTCAACATGGTCTGAAAGTAGATTAGCCTCCGCTCCTACCAGATTATTAATAGTCGTACTATTAACAGTATCTTCAAGCATCTGATTTGACAAAACATCTATATCTAAACCAGCCATAAATTTTCCGAACATATCATAAAGAGCCGGAAAACTTGATAACATATAACCAGTTCCAAAGAAAGAATCATCTATATCTATACTTGAAAATTGCATCAAAGGATAATCTGTAATAGCCCCTGTCACATAAGATTTAACTTTCGTTATATATCCTTGATGCTCAGCTTCTACATATTTCGAATATTCAGTTCGTCCACCGCCTCCCCCTCCACCACTTCCGCCCATAATATCTCCTTATAAAAAATACTTAAAAGTTCTATAAGCTTCTTTAAAATCTATCAACTCTGTTATCTCAAAAATTCTCTCATTCGCAGATTCTGCTTGGATATACTTACAACCAGAATGCTTAGCGAATTCTAAAACATAGTTCCAATCTATTTTCCAATCTTCCTTATCTACAGAACGAAAGGAAAAGATGCATTGAATGAATAGAAACTTATCATCTGTAATAGGTGAGATCCCTATTCTTGTCATCATCACAGCAATAATTTTCCTGTCATCTGCGAGTCTGATAAAGCACTGTGCACGCTCACTTAACAATGCGTGCAAAGATTCATTCAGAATAATCTGTTTATTTTTATCTGCGACTAAGTCTCCGTGGATTATAGAATATTTAATAGGTTCCCAATATTCTGCAACCTGCGGAGGAGTTAATTTTATAATCATTATGTGATTCTCCCTTCTATGCTTATATAATCAAGTTCTAAATATTCTGCCTCTGTTAAACGTAAACCAATTCTGAAATCTTTACCGTGACAGAAAGTATGAATAATTCCATTAGGTCCTAACTGTTGCCAAGGAAGCCGAATAAAAGATTGATTGATCTGATTTATATATTCTATAGACGCTTCCAGAGGATTAGAAACATTTGTCCCTACTTCAATCATCTGGAGTGTCTTATCTTCTCTAATACCGAAATCTATAATATCCGTCCAGATCTCAAAAACAGGCATACTAATATCTCCAGCCGCCGCTATATATCTATTCGAGTTCTGATAATCCACTCCAGTAATATTTATAGGCCCTTCTCCCATGCTCTTATCTTTTATTGAATAAACGTATCCTGATACCCCATCACAGATATAAAGAAAGTTAATAGAATGATCTAATGAAAGAACAGGTGAATCCATTCCGGATAAAACTTCTGCGTAACCCAGGAGTTCTAATTTCTCTGCATAATGATAAAGATCTCCAAGAGAATCAATAAAAAAATGCTCGAAATCGTTACCTGCCATTGCGTTTCTTCCTAACAGACCTCTGTAAAGAATGGTCTGTAAACCGTAGTTTACCCCATGAGGAGTTACAATTGAAACTCCATTAGCTCCATAAACTATCATTTTAGAACCGAGCTTCTTTATCTTATAAATCAACCCAGTCCAATCCATAGGACGTTCACCAGCAGTATTACTTCGTCCTATAGTGAAATCTAGATTCCCTATATCTGACCAACGTATCCAACTCTTTTTAGATGGATTTGTATAAAGAGTTGCATAAGAAGCAATAACTGTTTCGGTAGTATTATCCAGAATAAACTGAGCTATACGTATATTTCCGTAAGAAATAACAGCTAACTGACTTACATCTGTCTTAATATTAGGAGCAAAATTTCCCAGTGATCCTGTGTATATAAAATCTTCTGCTTCTTCTATAAACCATTCTATTGCAAGAGGTGAATCATAGTTAACAGGCAATCCAGGAGGGCTACTCATAACACTTCGAGAACGTACCTGTGTTCTGGAAAGTCCGTCAGGAAAAATCCATTCTTTGAAATAGGAAGATAGATGCATACTCAACGAAGATCGTTGAACATCATCTTCCTTTCCCTGAACATTTGTCAGAACTGTTCCAGAACTTGAACCTCTTCTATTATCTACATACCAAATAGTCATAATATCCCTTAGATATCAAAAACTGCATAAACATCGGCAACAGCATTTGCTGTTATATTCCAGATAACAAAACTTTCAGATACAGGTAATACTAATCCTTTTGGAAAAGTCCAAATAACACCTGAACCAATAACTGCTGGAAGGGCTATTCGTCTAAAGAATTTTGTAGGCACTGTTGGAGATGTCCCCCATGATACTGCAGACTGAAGAGTTCCTGATGCCAAGACATCATTTGGATCTTCAGGTTCAAAATCTACCGGTGATGTAGGAGTCACTCCCTGAGTCCCTGGAATACCTATTCCGAAAACACTCGCTGTTGCTGCGCCTAGAAAGATACCAAGTTCCAGAAGCTTAAAACGTCCTGGAGTTGAATCTGCTATCATTTCCCACGCAGCCTGTGATATAGTTCCATTTGATGTTCTTACTCCTAAAGATAATCGCATTCTTTTCTCTCCTCTTCGTTCAAAAATTAAACATAGTTGTTGTTAACTCTTATCTTCAATAGTTTCCATAATGGAAGATATAATGATCGGAGTTCCGTCAATCGCTGTCAATGTTCCGCCTGCATCTTTATAAGAAACAATCGCATCAGTGTAATCATCTCCGCCCGCAGTATCAGTTGAATCGTTCAAAATGATAGCACCCGAGGTAGATATAGAACCACTTGACGCATTCCACTGCGCATTACTCCAAGATGCCTCAACTCTATCCAGAGTATTATTCACGTTTATCGCAACCCCTGTCAGAGTTTCTCCCCCTGTAGCATAACCATTTCCACCGGGAATTTCATTCGCTATGACATCCGCATAACAGTGATGATTATCCTGATCAAAGACAAAACCATCTTCCATTAGGATGATCTTAAAAACATCTGTAAGACCTGCTATCTGCCCCTTCCAAAGCATTGCTTTAAAACTATTCGGTACTTCGTTTGCCATTTTAATCTCCCTTTTTATAACACAAATTCAATTGGTATACGCTTTTCAAAACTATCTGCAATCACTCTTGTCGTATAATAACCACAAGCCACCTGTCCCCACTCATTATAAGTGCCTGTCCATAATAGATAAGGACGCTTATAATTATGATCTAATGAGAGTTGTCCATACGCATTATAACCACCTGTCCATATTGTTCTATCATGTTTTCTACATGCAATATGATGAGCACCGCAGGCAATCTGTTTCCAATATGTATTACTTACATTCTGAAATTCAAGTTTTTCATCATAGTGCCGCAAACATAACTGCCCTTCATCATTCTTTCCTGTTGTCCAGAGTGTGTCATTCTCATCTAACGCTGCCGCAAAATTCAATCCTGCCTCAACAAACTTCCATTGTTTCCCCAGGGTCTCTTGTGTAAGCGTATGAACCTCTGCTTGATTCACACCCAACGCATCTTTTCCGGTCGCCCAAAGTGTTCCATCTGCTTTAATTGCAAGAGTCGCATAACCCCCACAAGCAACCTGTGTCCATTCACCTGGATCAATTAAGGTAAAAATATTCTTATTATCAAGATCTGCGCCAAGCCCTAACTGCCCATTAGCATTCAGGCCTGTTCCCCAGAGCGAACCATCATCTTTTTTAATGGCAACTGTATGAGCATAACCACAAGAGAGTTGTTTCCAAAGATCTATATTATCATTATTTCTCTGAAAACTAGTTTTCTGTAAATTATCTCCTAAACCCAGAGTCCCATAAAAGTTATATCCAGTTCCATAAAGACGATCATCAGTGTTTATAAACATAGATTCTTTGGCACTACAATTAGAAGAACCTCCTTTTGGATACCAAGGAGCAGGAGTATAAAGAGTTCTATTATATAATCCATTCCAACCAAGTTGTCCATAATCATTACTTCCAGTTACAAAAAGAAGCCCTGCTTCTGATTCTGCCAACTCATGTGCTTCCCCTCCAGAACCGATTGAACGCCAAAGAAGATCTGGAACAGGAGTAAAAACATCTTGATTTGTATAATTACCAAGTCCCAACTGTCCCTGATTATTCCTCCCTGTCACCCACATAAAACCAGTTGAATTAATTGCATCTCCTGGATCATCATAAATATTATCCCCTTTATGCCAGTAGCCGCATGGTGTGTGGCGAGTATGATCTCCAGGAGTTTCTACCCAGTTAGGATTATTTATATAACCGAATTTATCAATCTGTTCTTTAAAAGGCCATACGTTAGATGCCATTTTTATATCCTATATTTATACATATCATTAGAGACAACATTATAATAAGGGTAAGCGCTACCGTCATATTCATAAGGACTGAAAAAATAAAGAGACCCTTCAAAATTTACAAGAGTATGATAATAACTATAATAATGATCTATTGCAGATTTCTCTTCCCATTCATCGTTAACAAGATGATAAGCCCAGAGACTAATTTTATCAGAAGAAGTAGGATTTGTCTTTCCTCCTACAACATACATGATCTGATTATTCTCTACAGCAAAAGCATCTTGAATTCCTACAGGACAAGGAGTTTTTTCTTCCCAAGAATCTGCATCATAATCATAAACCCAGAGATCATTAAGATGTGAATAGTTATATTTACGCCCCCCAAAGATATACATTTTATGTCTACGAACTACAGCAGAATGTCCTAAACGTTTGAAAGGATCGGCAGAAGAAATTACATAAGACCAATTATCTGTGGTAATATCATAAGTTCCAAATCGCTTTGAATATCCATAATAGTCACTCCAATATCCGCTAAAGAGAAGAATTTTATCTTGAATAACTACTGCTGTATGATTATAAACACTTCGACTAATATAATCTTTTCTTGTCCATGCATTAGTAGAAAAATTATACTCCACATGTTGGGAAGATGGCAGAATAGTTCCTCCTCCACCTACTATCCGATAGCCTCCAGTTATAAACATCTTATTTTGATAGACAACAGCAGAAGCATGCGCACAAGGAGTAGGAGGAGTCCCGCTTGGATGAAGTTCTGTCCAAAGATTACTATCAAAATCATACATCCAGAGATCATTAAGAGCAGAATCTCTGTGACTTTCATATCCTCCAAAGATATACATCTTATTATTATAAATAACTGCTGTATGCCGACTTCTTGCAGGAGGAAGCATCCCTCCAACAGGTTGAAAAGTCCACTCATCATGCTCCCCCGCTCTCCAACTCTCCCCTGGCAACCAGCGCCTCCAATAACCGCAAGGCATATGACGAGAAGGATTAGCAGGTTCATCTGTCCACAAAGGATTATTCTCATAACCTTGTTTTTCAATCTGCTCTTTAAAAGGCCAAACAGGATTAACAGCCATTAGCTTGAATCCTCCTCAGGAGACCCGATCAGGATCTGCCCATTATAGTTACATATGCAAGAAGCAATGGGCAGATCAGAAACAGTATAAACACCAGAAAAGGCATCTCTCACAACAGAAACTTTCCCATTCGACATATAAGCATATTCGCCAGAAGCAACAACACTCCACGTTGAACCTGCCGTAACAGTTAGCTTAGAAACAAGCGCACCTGAAACCCATTCATAAATAGTTGTCAGCCCGCATACTATAATCATTGAAGGCAAAACAAAGAGTTGTGGATAAGGAAAAGGATCTGTAATAACATCTAGATCTAACGCTGTCATAGAATCTAATACCTGAAGAACTCCATCTCGCCCTACACATCCTGCGCATCTGATCAGATAACCAGAATTTCGTGGGGATCTTTTCGAAGGTCTGAGACCTCTTTTAAGATCTTTCGTACTAATCGTAAGGCGAAAATTATTTCCTCTCGGTATCATTTCCATTTAGAGTTCTCCGTTATAATCTATTTTCGGAACATCTACGTTAACCAGATCCAGATCCTTTGTAACATCTATCCTTTTCTCTATCTCAGGAATTGCTTTCTCCAAGAGCTTAGTGTAATCCATTGGAGAGTTATTTCCTTCCACCTGTTCAATAACCGAAGCAACCAGTTCTTTATGATCTCTGAACTTCGGATGCTTCTCATAAAAATCTTTATTCATCTTATTCTGACTCATATGATGAGTGATAAGATTCCCCACCACTTCAGGAATTTTAAGCAGCGTTCGTTCAACTGCCAAATCCAAGATCTCATTTTTTTCTTCTTCTGTTAAACTCATAATTATCCTTTTATTTGGTTAACTCCTGACATAGATTCCTCAACAGCATCTTTATCTATCTCAGAAAGATCCAGCATAACTGAATCATAAAGAGTTTTTAACGCCTGCCTGTTTCGATAAAAGAGTTCATTCTGATAAGTAGCTGCTTTGATTAAGATATTTGGATGCGTGATAGTCCAGTAATTTTCCTGATCATCTGCAGCCAGAACAGGTTGATAGAACTTACCAAAAATCTCTATATCATGATCTTCATCTACAGGAGGCATTATAACTATTCCGCGAAAATCAGTACTTATTGCCAAAGAATTGTTAAAAAAGACGCCTGTTCCATTTTTTCCTGTAGTAGAAATCTCTCTTAATTTAGCTGGACAATAATAAAGAGGACTTCCAGAATCAGTATCTGCCAATATAGAGGTATAAATCTCCTTAAGCTCTGTCCAGCTTTTTTTAACTAGTTCAATTCTATTCTCACTATCATTTGCCCAAACCTGCAGAATCATTCTACACCGCTGTTGAAAGTTTACGAAATGTTCACCTGAAGAGATTGTCTCCCAGATTCTACCTTCGGATTCTGGAAGATCTCCCACAAGCGATTCAATCATATTCTGTCCTGCCTGGATAAAATAATCTGCTCCATTATCTGCCCAGTCAGTTGTATCAACGACAAGATCATAACGACCTGTAAGTTTTACAAACATTGTTCGAAGATTAAGAAGATTCATTTTCCCTCTATGTTTAAATTTTGAACATAGGAATGGTTAGTTCCCATGTTCATAGTTTACAATGTGTTAGCTTCTCCAAAACCAGCGAGAAAAGCAGTTTTATTATAGTGATGAAATTCAAGACCTGCTTCAGTCAGAAACTCTTCATCAGTTCCATCCACTCTACCCCTACCGGTATTCTGTGTTTCGCCCTCAGCATAGAACTTAGTATCATCTATAAAACGATACTTCAGATCAGCTGGATCAAAAATAACGGCATTGTTTCTGTTAGATGCTTCATAACTGAAAAGAGGATGAATCTTAAAATGAATATCTCCAAAAGGAGTTGCCCATGTTTTGACCTTAATTCCATAATCAGTTGTACTGGAAGTAAACTCATAATTACCATACTCTTTAACCAGTTTATTAATGGCAAGAATAACACCTGAACCTGCATAAGCCATCCGTTCAGTTCCACCATAACGAAAGAGCTGCTCACACCATTTATCTAACCATTCCTCACCGCCCAGTAACCAGGACTGTCCAGAATAATCAGTATCAGTTGTGTAAGAAGAAACATTCCCGCTATTAGTTATAACAGAAGGAATAAGACCCTCAGTAGTTCTTTCCGGTTTCCCATTATCTCCAATGGTTTCAGTTGCAACACTCCAAAGAAAAGCTTTCTCCATTTCAATAGAATGAAGCTCTAAGCATTCTCGTTTCGCCTCAACATACTGATCACCAGTACGCAGTTTTGTCTTCCTTGCAGTACGAGTAATACTCAGCGGTGTTCTGAAAATTTGTGAATAGTTATAATGCTTAGTAGGATCATATGCAATAGAAGCAGGCATAACTGATCCCTCAGCATTGATGTTACCGATGATAAGAATTCTATCACAATCAGCAATTCCAGTTGTAGTTGGATCGGACTGCAGAAGCTTACAGGCAATATAACTCGATGCTCCGTTAAACACGACTGATACTACTTTCGCATTCGTATCATCTGCATAGTTGGACGTATTTCTAAGCGCCACCTGATGTCCAGGTCTAAACTCCTTGCAAGCCGCTTCAGTTCCAATCTTTGCATAAAGAATCTGCCCTATAACTCCACCTGTTGTATACTCATTCGAAAGCAAAGCTTCCAGATAAACACTCGTGACTGTAGCAGCCTGTGTTGCAAGACTCTTTGTCCACCAGTGAAACTGTGCATCATCTGTCGATTCTTCTTTCATCATAGAAAGCATTGCGTTTAATGGAGTGTCTCCATTAGGTGCAATATGAAGAATCTTCTGTCTCCAGTTCTTCGGTCTCTGATCTGTAGCGAAGTCGCCCGAACCTCTCATTCCCATAAAAGCCATAATAATAATCTCCTCTAAAATAGTAAATTAACCAGCGACAATCGCTGTAATTGTAGGTGTCTGCCCAATATAAGTTACCTTATAAGGAAGCTCCGCATCATCTCTCTCAGCAGATAGTTTGATCTTGATTTTAACTGTCTCTCCCCCATTAAGAGGACCTATGTCAAAACTCCATCCATTCTCATTCATTTCAAGAGATGCGTCCCCATTTGCTGTAATCTGTGAACCAGTCTTAAGCAGGCGATAATTAGTATCATCAACTGCAATCACAGCACAGGCGTCAAAAGTATCAGCAGCTGTTGCAACTACGTCCAAACCAGTTGTCGCTTTATTAACATCAATATCTACACGGCAATTCTGCAAACCTCCAACAGGGGCAACGATAGTTAGAAGATCAACAAAGGCAGTATAAACCGCAGCACTGATATCAACATCTGTATCACCTGTAACAACCCCTACATTGAAGAGATTAGTTAAAGTATGTTTACCAATTTTCATTTAATCTCCTCCTTTCTATGCAACACCATCAAGAGCAATTCTCCATTTCTGTCCATCAGAAAAAAGAATCACATGATCATCGTCAGCATCAAGATCGCCATAGGTTGTAAGTTCCGCTCCTGTTTCTTTCTCATAGAGAGAAACATCTCCGCCTGTTGCACCTGTCGGGGCACTGATCGCATAGAAACGCCCAACTGCCTCTGCCAATGAGGGAAGTGTTATAATTCCAGCAGCATCTGCAACAGATGAAACAGCAATCAGAACAGTATCACTTACCCGCATCTGATATGTTGAATCATCTGAATCCAGCAGAATATGTCTTGGAAGCCCCTCCAAATCATGCTGAGTTTCTATATTATTTCTTGTTCCCATAGTCATACCAGTCTACCTCCTTTCCGTACTTAAAATTAATTAATCTGATCTAATTCCTGCTGCAATGCAGAAATCTTAACTTGTTTATTCCTTCCCTTAGCAGTTTTTCCAAACGCTACCTGAGAAGCATCAGGGATCTGAACAGCATCTGCCTGTTTCTTTAACCCTAAAGAAGTTCGGGTGCGCTCCGCAGCAGTTTGAAAAATCTTTTCTAAATCCCAATCTGCATGTTCCTGGATAACTTGCTCTGCGCAGACCTTCACAACGTTCCTGACATTGGATAAATCCTGATTCTTCTCATAAAAATCAGAAACATAATCCCTTACAGTCAGAGTATTCTGAACCTGCTTTTCTATGATCTGCGGAATCTGGGCGAGAATATTAGAAACAGAACTTTTAACTGCGTGATCAGAGACCTGATGAAAAAGTGTGTTAAGAGTTTCAGGGTTTTGAAGATTATCAATCTCTATCTCATGCATGAAGTTAGTGATCTCTGCTTCGGCTTCTGCTTTAACTTCTTCCTTCTCCGGTTTGATCAACCCTTGAAGACGATTTATCTCTGCCTGAAGTTTATTGATCTTATCAGAATCAGAAACAATAACATCATCTGTTTTAGTTTCTTCTTCTACAGGTTTTGGATCTGTTTTCGTTTCTGCTTTATTATCTTCTTTATCGTCTTCTTTATTTGTCTCTTCTTCTTCCACCTCCAAAGTATCTCCAGAATTATCTTCATTTGTTTCTCCTATCTCTTCTGTTTCAACTTCAGGTTCTGCATAGAAATCTTTATCTATCTCTGCCAATTCATATGCCAGACTTGTTTCTTCGGCTGTTTCTGTTTCTACTTTCTCTTCCACTGCCATCCTAACCCCCTTCGTTTAATTTTTGAACATAGTTAAATTTTCATTCTCTAACGTTTCCAATAAGACTAATGGTAAGTTTAACAAATTCCGTACAGATTCTGCATTACCTCCTAACCGATCCAAGATCCTGGAACTCATATTTCCATCATTATTCTCAAGCTGGTTCCTGATCTCTTCTAACCAGACATTAAGTTCACTGCTTATATCTTTCCAAACAGGTGAATAATCTATAAAATCTTTCATCTGTCCTTTTGTTGATATTAACTTCTGCATCACACACCTCCTATCTCTGTTGAAGGAACTAGATTTCCTGCCTGAACTTGCTCTTGAACTTGTCCATCAGGCATCTGCGCGACATTGATAAACTCCTCTGCATTCTTCGCCCCATTGTTTCTGGCAATATGTTTAAAGATTCTGAACAGATCAAACTTCTGCTGGAGTTGAGGACTTGCTGAGACTAGTTCAAAAAACTTCTCCCAAACAGCAGAATAGTTTCCACCTGGAACAGAACCATCTCTCACACTCACATCATAATCTATCAGAAGATCCATTGGAGATACTTTCAACTGACTCACATCTCCATACTCTTGCATCAACTGTTCTTGCCATTTCCCTGTAGTTTTAACATAAGTATCCTGAGTCATAAACTGCTGGGTATGATAAGCAAACATGTAACCAATATCTTGCATTGCCTGAACTCCAACAATTTTAGCAATTCTCTCCAAGCGAGTGAAACCTCCCTGACGAGTTCCCTCAAACTCTTTTCCTGTCAAGCGCTCAGGACCTGATGACCGAAGACTTCCCATTGTCCAACTATCAGTTGCTCCAATCTTATCCATCGCCTCCCGAATCAAAGAAGCATCTGCAACATGCCCTCTGGTCACATCAGTCACGTTTAACTGCATAATAGAATCCTTAACACCTCTTCCCCATGCAGGTCTTCTGGTTCTAACAATTCCGCCTTCTTTTGAATTCTCAATATCCGGAACATTTATCAGATAAGGATCCACAATAAGAGTATCGTTAATTACCTTCCTGACATTCTGTACATGTGCATTAAACATCCAGTCAAGCGTATGCTGTAGACCATAAAGAGTCTCCATTCTTGAAACAGGTGACATTCCATAACCGTCATAATCAGGGGCAGCTACAGCAATTGGAAACATCTCATGCCCAAGACCTACAGGTTGTGCTTTGATAATAACCTGATCGGCAGCCAGACCAAAGAACCATTTTTCTGGATACTCATTATCTCCCAACCCCCACTCACTTGGAATGATTTTAAGATACATATAAATAACATCATAAGCATTGGAAGAAGAAACATGTGTGCCAGAATTCGTCGAACTGTGTTGAATATTTCTATTTCTATTCGAATTATCCGCTTCATATATGGAAGTCTGATAACCATTTAACTCTTTTAAATACTTCACGTTAAAGATCTGCCCTTTTGCGTGTTCTTCTTCTGAAAGCAGATCCAGATAATTTGTTTTATCTACCCATCCAAAGTACTCTCCGTCCTGCACATTACTAATAGAAACCTCAGGATCAGGAAGACACCGATAAGGATCTATATTATCCAGTGCGTTCCCTTCAAAGAGCATCCCTTTCTCAAACTTACGCTGAACAGAATCATCAAGAAAAGGATCTGAAATAGTCTCTCTAATAATCTTATTCCCATACTTACTTTTCCATGAAGGTGCGACTATTCCAAAACCATAAGCAAAAGAATCTCTGAACATTGTATGAAGATTAAGCAAGATCTTCCACTTATTACAATGAAGATCTACCACTTTTTCTAACAAAATCGCCCCTATCGTATCCTCAGGAGAAACTCCCTCATATCGGAAATAAGGAGTCTGACAGAAAGCAGAAACAAAATAACCCAGAAGCGTTTCAAGAATCGCATAAGAGTAAGGATAAACAATAGAAACTGGTTTTCTGTGATCTGTCGCAATCACCTCTTGCTCCGCAGAATCAGCATCGATATAACTAACCAATGTATCATCTATTTTATTCCAAGAACTAAAACGACTGGAAAGAAAACCAGCAGAATCATTTGCTCTTCGCATAAGTTCTGTCTTAAGTTTCTCATGCAAATCGCTTCCTGGTTTTAACTTCAGCCCCTTTGGATATTCATAGTTAAAATTAACATTCGTATCCAAGGTCTGTCTATCATAAGTTTGAATTATCTTTGGCATTCCATACCTTTGTTTAATTTTTGAACATAGTTAATAACAAGCACTTATCATTGTCCGAAGTGCCGCCAAATCAGCTTGAATAAAAGCTATATCCATATTAATATTTTCGAGTTCTACTTTTTCACTCTTTGAAATTCCTGGATTATGTTCTTCTATATGAGTAGTTAAAAGATTTGTTCTATTATTAATAACTATACTCAAGTCAAATACTTTTTGTAAACTCATAACACTCCTTAGTTAAAATAGTTCTGAACACCTCGAGCAATAGCGACTGCTATTCTTTTTTGATTCTCAGGTCTGACAAGAAACTTTCGCCCAGTTGGGCTACTCAGAAACTCACACTCTGCCAGAATCGCTGGCATCTTAGTGTATTCCAATACCTGAAACTTTGAATCCTTTATGCTCCGTTGCCGCTGTGAGGCACAGAAGATGCCGAGCTGATGCTTTACGCTTTCTGCAAGCTTAGTGCTTTTAGTTGAACGTGGGAACTTGTGTACGGTTATTCCTGAAGCTGAAGCTGAATGCCAGGCATCGCAGTGAACTGAAACGAACAAAGCAGATT